CTCAGAGTGGAGCAACTAATCAAGCATATACCGCAGTCTTTAACTGCAACACAGACTGCACTAAAACATTAACTATTACACAACAATGAAAGAAGAAAAAATATTACAAATAGTAAATTTATCACCTAGCGAGGACTGGATAGAAAAAATAGTAGAGGTACATCCAATGAAACAAATATTTTGGGCATCTATAGTTCAAGCAGGTGTATTTGGCTTTATGTTATTATCTTTCTTTACAATTAATATTATGGTATCATGGTACGCTTAATTAATCCTGCCATAATAATATCTTTACTAGCAATACTAGTATGGAATCCAGCACCTTTACAAATACTAGAACTGAATACGTTTGATTACTTAATGTCAACTCAAGACCCAGTTCAAAATGAGAATATACTTCTTGTCGACCTAGACGAAGAAATTGTAGAAGCTTATGGAGGATACCCTCTTCCAAGAAGTCTATTCGCAACCATGATAGAAAGAACAGCAGGAGTACCGGGTTTGACCTTACTTATGCCAGATGCAGATTTACGAGATGAGCAAAACGACCTTAGACTGGCGTATGCTCTTCAAAATAAACCAACCGTGTTAGCTTACACAGCTTCAACACAAGCATCTGAGTCAGGGCCTCATGTAGGTACTGCTCAACTAGGAGGAGACCCTTTACCATGGATAACGAAGTACCCGGGAATATTGAGACAATTGAACATCTTACAGCTAAACGCAGAAGGCGTGGGATTGATAAATGCAAGTCCGGAGTTAGACGGCGTCGTAAGGCGTTTGCCGCTAGTCGTAGGTTCCGGAGATAAACTTTACCCTTCCTTTAGTTTAGAGATGTTAAGAGTTGGAGTTGGTGACCCAAGTTATCAAATTAAGACTGGTCAAGGAGTAGAGTGGATACGTATACCAAACTATAATCCTATAAACACAGACCCAAATGGAAGAATATGGATAAACTCCAATGTATCTTTCTACAGACAATCGGCATCAGAGTATATGGCAGACCCAATACCTGCTCCGTTTGTTATATTTGGAGTTACAGCAGAAGGAGTGGTAAATCCAGTACCTACTGCAGGAGGACCAAAATATCCTCACGAAGTACAAGCAAATGTACTACACAATTTAATCGAAGGAAAGTCACTTAGTCAACCAGCATGGGCTTTGTCTGCAGAGCTAGGAATATTACTTGCGAGTCTGCTTTTAATACTTATGACAGGCCGCAGCGTCTATTTCAGCGTGCCTGTGCTGGTTGCCCTGATAGTAGGGCAAGGTTACTTATCCCTACGATTAATCGAATCTTCTTACTTATATGACGCTTCTGCAACTATTTTACTCGGATTTTTATTCTGGACTATTATCACATTCCGTAATTTCATTACACAGTTTTTCTTGAGATTGCAAATTAAACAACAATTTGGAACGTATGTTAGTCCCGACTTNGTAAAAAAATTACAGGACGACCCAACATTACTGAGATTGGGTGGGGANACAAAACGTATGACTTTTCTTTTTTCTGATATTCGAGGATTCACACCGATTTCAGAAAAATACCAAACAAATCCTCAAGGACTTACTTTNCTCATTAATCGTTTTCTCGACAACCAAACAGAAATTATACTAAAACACGGTGGTACTATTGATAAGTACATGGGAGATTGCATTATGGCTTTCTGGAACGCTCCACTAGATATTGAAGAACAAGAACGAAAAGCCACAGAAGCAGCTATAGAAATGAGAATAGCACTAGGGAAACTAAATGAAGAACTTGATGAAGAAGGACTGGACCAAATACATACAGGAGCAGGAATCAATTCTGGACTCTGTGTTGTCGGTAACTTTGGTAGTAGCAGTCGTTTTGACTATAGTGTACTCGGCGATGCAGTTAACCTTGCAGCAAGGCTAGAGTCTAGTTGTAAGGAGTATGATACAGATTTAATAATATCCGAACACAGTTTAGTTGACGGATTTGACTACAAATTCTTAGACGAGGTTACGGTAAAAGGAAAGTCCGAACCAGTTAAAATTTATACCATTGAAAAATAAATCTTGACTTTCTTCTCCAGTTTTGGTATAATTCTTTGTATATGAAAAAATAATTTCAGGTGTTCAAGGGAGAAAAACATGGAAGCGCACGAAGTGGCCGCAGAATTAGCAAAACACGAGGCTATCTGCGCGGAACGTTGGAAAACTATCTTTAATCGAATAGAGCAAGTAGATAAGGATAGCGGAATAAGGTTCGANAAACAAGACACTAGTATAAATAGATTAGAAACTATACTTATAGCAGCTAGTGGTACNGGCCTTTGCGCAGCCGCAGGAATAATTTGGCAGTTATTGTCAATGCAATAGGAAATCATAATGGAAAAAAATTACACTAAAAAAGATATAGCTGGCACAGATACCAAACAGGTATCCCCGACATCAGAAAAAGTATCTTCACCAATCTTTCAAAAAAGACAGCACTGGTGTTTCATAAAGAACGGAAAAACTTTAAAATTTGACTCAAAAGTCGAGGCTGAAAAAGCACTAAAGGAGTAAACTATGCCAAAAGGTAAAGGAACTTATGGTTCAAAGGTCGGAAGACCTAAGAAAAGAGGAAAAGGTAAAAAGAAAAAAGGCATGAGACATCATGGCTGCTAAACGCAGAAAGAAGTCAACCGCCAAAAAAAGAAATATACCTACTAATAAAAAACTGTACGCAAGGGTAAAAGCTAAAGTCAAACGAAAGTTTAAAGTCTACCCTAGTGCATACGCAAATGCATCACTTGTAAAACAATACAAGGCAGCAGGAGGTAAGTACAGACGTGGCTAAAACTGGATTAAAAAAATGGTTTGGTGAAAAGTGGGTAAACATTGGAGCAAAAAAGAAGAAGGGTAAATATCCTGCTTGTGGACGTTCCAAAGCAAAGAAAAGCCGAAAGGGATATCCTAAATGCGTACCAGCTTCTAAAGCTGCACGTATGAGTAAATCTCAGATACGGTCAGCAGTGCGAAGAAAAAGAGCAGTAAAACAAGGAGTTGGTGGAAAACCTACTAGAGTTAGAACTGCTACAAGAAGAAAGGTAAGAAGAAAAAAATAGGAGAAACTTATCGATAAAATAATGGTCACTCACAAACAAATGTGGGGCACATTAAGCAAAATGTTTATAGAAAATGGCAGTAAAAAGAAAAACCAAAAAAAGAGACGGACGGCTAAAAAGAGCAGGAGTTAGTGGGTTTAATAAACCTAAAAGAACTCCTAGCCACAGGAAAAAATCACACATAGTTGTAGCGAAGTCTGGAAAGAAAATAAAGACTATTCGCTTTGGACAACAAGGAGCCAAGACCGCAGGTAAGCCTAAAGCAANTGACTCAGCTAAAACNAAAGCAAAGAGAAAATCTTTCAAAGCGAGACACGCCAAGAATATAGCTAAAGGCAAAATGTCAGCGGCATACTGGGCTAACAAGGTAAAATGGTAATGAAAGACTTTTTAAAGAAAGTATGGAATATTATAAAGGGTGAGGATAAAAACTGGGACGGCAACGTAGATATCAAAGACAAAATGATAGCAGCCAAACAGAAAGTAAAAATCACTACAGATAATATAGGATAATGAGTCTGCACCGCAAAGAGATATCGAAAGACATTGATTTGCTACTAACACTTATCTCAACTATACGAGAAAAGTACCACCAGAGATTAGAGTGGAGTAAGAAACTACAAGTATTACTCCATTCCCCAAAAACAATTCACAATAAAGTGCGACTACAAAAGCACTTAGAAAAGAAGGCAATATAGCCTTATTAACGGAGAAACAGAATGAGTATTAAATTATTAGGAGCAGAGGAAGCTTGCGGTACTACCGTAGGAGCAGCGTCTACTTTTAGTGGAGGACCAAACGTAAGGTTGTTCAATTCTGGTGCTACTATCAGAGTAGTAACAGTAGCCAACGCAGCAGATGTAACACTAGCGACTATATCATTAGATGCAAAAGCAGTAGTAATACTTGCAAAAAAAGCTTCAGACCAAGTATTCGCTGCACACGCAGATGTACTAGGTGTTGGTTGCATAACAGAAAACTAAAGGTGAAACAAATTGATGTTAGAAGAGCGTGGTTAGAAGAAACTGCGTTAACTTCTACCAAACACCTATCACAGATAAGCAATAAAAAAGCACTAGGAGCGGAAAGAACTGTAGCAGAAAAAGAACTTGCTAAAGTATCTGCCGCTTACTTATATCTACTAAATCTTTGTCATGAGTTTGAACTCTTAGACGAAGGTGACCCATTTAACCTATTTGAAAACGAATTGATACATTGATTGAAGTAAGCAGAACAGATATAGTCCCAGATTATTTAATGGACTACCCTACAGAAGATAGATTCATAAAGCTTCCTATTGAAGGCTATATGGAGCTTTTAGGCATAAAACCTAATTCTTCTCAAACAGCTATTATCAATGCTATCAACAATCCTAAGTATCGTTTTGTTACTGCAGCAGTATCTAGACGACAAGGAAAAACATATATTTCAAATATCATCGGGCAATTAGTATGCTTAGTTCCAGGAGCTAATGTACTACTTATGTCGCCCAACTACTCACTATCCCAAATATCATTCGACTTGCAAAGAAATTTGATAAAGCACTTTGACTTGGAAGTTACAAAAGATAATGCAAAAGACAAAGTTATAGAACTATCTAACGGTTCTACGATTCGTATGGGTTCAATCAATCAGGTAGACTCAGTAGTTGGTAGAAGTTATGATTTAATCATATTCGATGAAGCAGCACTAACAGATGGTAGAGATGCCTTCAATGTAGCACTCAGACCTACACTAGATAAAGAGAACTCAAAAGCAATCTTTATATCTACTCCGAGGGGTAGAAATAATTATTTTGCAGAATTTTACTATAGAGGATTTAGTGATGAGTTTCCTGAGTGGTGTGCCATAAAAGCTACTTACCATGAAAACCCTCGTGTATCAGAAGCAGATATTGTAGAAGCAAAGAAGACTATGTCTGCAAATGAGTTCGCCCAAGAATACATGGCTGACTTCAATGTATATGAAGGACAAATATGGGCATTTGATTACGAACATTGCGTAGCAAACCAAAAGACCTAGATACTAGCAAGATGGACGTATTTGCAGGACTTGATGTTGGGTATAAAGACCCTACAGCATTTTGTGTTATTGCTTATGACTGGGACTCAGGTATCTATCATTTAGTAGATGAATACTTAGATGCTGAAAAGACAACTGAACAACATGCTATACAGATTCAAAAACTTATACATAAATGGGACATAGACTACATTTATATTGATTCTGCAGCGCAACAAACTAGATTTGACTTTGCACAAAACTATGACATTACTACTATTAACGCTAAAAAATCTGTTCTTGACGGAATAGGATTTGTAGCAGGAGTAGTAGATAACAATACTTTACTTGTTGACCAACAATGTAAAGAATCTCTCACATGCTTGGACCAATATCAATGGGACCCAAACCCTAATTTGATGAGAGAGAAACCAAAACATGATGGGGCATCGCATATGGCAGATGCTTTACGATACGCCCTGTATACATTTGAAACCTCAATTACTACCTTCTAGTTACACCTGTCAAAAACAGTTCTTGACAATATATGTGACTTTTTGGTATAATTCTAATTAAGAGTAGAAATATGGAACTAAAAAGAGATTTAGTTAAATACGTAAGAGATAAAGCCAAATCACAATATAATAAGAAAGACACTTGCTATATATGTGGAACAGGCGAACATTTAGATTTTCATCACTTTCATGGACTGACTGAACTACTAGAAACTTGGTTAAGACAAAATAAGATTAATATAACTAAAGAGCAAGAAATACTAGACATACGAAAGCAGTTCATTGATGAGAATTATGTAGAAGTGTATGACGAATGTGTAACACTTTGCCATACTCATCATTTACGATTGCATTCAATATATGGAAAAAGACCCAAATTGATAACAGCAAAGAAACAACAACG